ATGGGGGAGAGTAGAAACCCTCCCCGCTATTCTCATTTTTTACAGATCTACTTGTAAAAGAGTTTCTTACATGTCAAAGTCATTGTTGACAGGCTCAAAGCTTCCCACCGGCTTTGCAGATGCAAGTGGCTTAAAGTGGTAAGCATTATTCTTATCAAACTTTTCAAGCTTGGCTTCATCAACAGAGCAGAACTTGTACTTCGGTAGCGCCAGCTTTAAGATGGTCTTACCGTTGTATTCTTCTTCCTTACCGTTTAAGAACCAGTAAGCATCGTGACCTTTTAACAGGTTCACTGCCTGAGCAACCCAGTCTTCCAGTGAAGAAGCCTGTATGTTGTCTACAGCGTCACGAAGACCGATCTCTTGTGCGATCACCAGGATCTTGTACATGATCTCGTTCTTAGTAGCATTGGTTTCTGCGTGCTGATCTGTCCAGATCGTTGCAGTTACACGGGCGGACAAGCCTTTGAACTTTGGACCATCCTGGTCATTTTTGTCTATACTCCATCCTTCAAAATCAGGAATAGCCGGGCCTTCTAATACAAGCTCCAAACTCTTCTTGTCTCCATTCTTGGATGTTCTTACTTGCCCGCTGAAGATGTGGGCATACACTACACCTGGTTGGAATGATTTTTGATTTCCACCACCAGTTTTTACTTCTTGTCCTTTTGTACTGAACATAGGTTGTTATTTAAAAATTAATATGTGAGGGGTTAGTTTTCGTAAGCAAGGATTGATTGTCTTACCAGCTCCAGATCGTTGACAATCTCGAAGTCAGGAAACATATCCTTGGGTGCCTTGCAGGTGTTTTCACCATTGTTGCGGGTTTCAAAAACGTGGCGGATGTTACCGTCCTTGTCTTTTTTCACTTTGCCAAATAATACCACGGAGAACAAGCCTTCTAGTGTGAGCTTTTCGTCCACCATTTTACCGATGGTTTTAGCTTTGAACTTGCGCTTGCCTTCCATGTCAGTGGATTCTTCTGCATGGGTTAAAAAGAATACCATCAGATCATCTCTGAGGTCTTTAGGCATACGAGCGATGCGGGCCAGATGGGCACCGATCTGTGTAAACTTCTCATAGCCTTTCTCGTCTACACGGTCAAAGAACTCAAAAGAGCTCATATACTGAAAGTCATCAATAATGAGGTTCTTGATCTCTTTGCGTTTTTCATTTACATACTTAATGCATGCCTCTATATTCTGAGGAGAGTTTCCATAGTACATATTACCCTGGGGATTGTCTTTACCCCAGATTGTATACTTCTTCTTCCATCCCTTGAAGGGGAGGGCTTTATTAGCTACATTGATAATAAATGTTTCTGCCGGATTCAGGTTTTCAATTGCTGTGGATTTACCTGCACCGGATTCTGCGATCACGAGGATTCCGTTTGCCATAGTTAAAATGGAGGTTTATTGTTCTGGGTAACGAGTCTGTTAACCCAGTCTTTTGAACTGACAGGCTGCCTGGTCTGAATCGCGATGTAGTCTCTAAGGGTCATTTCTGAATAGGGTACATCAGGCTCAGCTACCGGGGCCTGTGGTTTAGAAGTAAAGAGCTGCTGAGGTTTTGGTTCAACCGGTGCTGTATTCTTAGAAAAGAATCGGTCGTTGCTGAGAACGGCTGAGTCTTTAGAGATAGCTACCGATTGCGCGTTAACAAGCCTGAGCTCGTCTACGGGAACTAGATAGGATGTTCCTTTCTCGTTCATCTCATACTCTTCTTCAAAGTTGTCGTTACGGGCAATCCGATACACTTTGCGGTCGTTTTCCATTGGATCTAAATCCCTGGTGACCAGTTCAAAGAAAAATCCTTTGTCCTTCTTGAACTCTGAAGCAAACACTCCTACGACATAGCGTCCATGACGGTCGTAGAAAGCCATCTTCATGTTGAAGTCCAACGGTGAAATACCCAGGTCACCGATCAGCGGCATATGGTATGCACGGATCTGATCAAGCTTCTGTTTCTTCCATTCTTTGGGGTTGCCGTACCTGTCTACTTCGGGTTGTTGTAGTACGTTTTCGTTTGACATTGTACGTTGATTTTTAAAGTTCTTCTCCAACATCAGCCGATATAGGTCTGCGTCCTCCGTTACCGGAAGGATTACCAGATGCACGGCTTTGATTAAATGGCACATAGTTGGAGCCTCCTTGTGCCATCTGTGGTTCTACGGTCTCAATCATGCGCTGCCTGTTAAACTCCGCATCAAAGAACAGGACGTTGTCGTCACTGCCTCCGTTACGGGCTTTTAAGATGTGCAGGAAGATCTGGTTCTTGTGCGTGATCCATTTCTTGGGACCGTAAAGATTGATGTTAGCTCTGAAGGGACGGTTAACAGCGACCACCATGTCTGAAGATTGCATCAGGGCGTCACCGCCAAAGATGTCACCGGACGTGGGATAGTTTGCCACCTGACCCGGATGGGTGCGGGAAGCTTCTTCCATAGTGCGGTTCATCTGTGTAATCATCAGTACGATGATAGGTAGTTCGTTCTTAAGCTGCATCAGCATTTCTGCTGTGTTGTATAAGACATCAAACTTGTCCTTGTCACCGGTTCCTTTCTTGATCAGCCAGCTGTGATCAATCGTTACCACCATGGGTTTTGCTCCCATAGCTTCGTAGTAATACCGGATGGCCTTTTCTATTTCCGGTACAGGGATAGGCTTCTTAATAAGCTTACGCTGCACACCGGTCTTTTCCAGGGCCACTGTATCTGCCAGATGTTTTTGCATTTGTCCGTATACAAAATCATCCAGTTGTTTATAAGAGCTGAGGACATGGTTGTAATCCATGGCCACTTCAGCTGCAAACTGACGCGCTGCATACTGTTTGTCACCCATCTCAAACTGGAATTCCAGGATAGAAAAATCCTGGTCAGGATTGTGAAGGCGTGACTCCCTCAGTATCTGGGAGACTATCATGGTCTTACCGGAACCAGGTCTAGCTCCAATAGTGAGCATCGATCCCCATTCCAGTCCACCTATACCGGCATAATTCAGCCCGGTCCAGGGAGTCTTGAAAGACTTTACCCGGCCTGTTCTGCGGTCGTCTATATAACGGAGACCTTCTGCAAGGACCTCCGACATGTTTTTTGCCCCATAGGGCATTGCTGTACTCATAGCTCTTGGTTAAAAACCTTTTCTATTATAGTCTCTGCCGAGGAGATGCTTTCGTGGCAGCCTATATAGTAGGCCTTGTTCATCATTTGTTCTATCGCTTCTGAAAAGCCGTCCAACTTTATAACCCGTAGGTTATTGCTGCCGGGTAGAGCTACGGTTACCTGCTCAAACAAATCTTTAACGTCCTGTTCGTGAGGGGTCATCTAGTCTCAATTTTTGGATTGTAAATATAGAGAACTTCATGCATAAAACAACAGTAAGTTCTATAAAAATATATCTTACAGCTGATACCTCTACAATTAAGTTATCTATAATAACCCAGGTTACCAAAGAAAATAGCAGGCTGATGATTAGCCGGTGTATACCTTTTTCTGTACGTGACATTCATTACGGGTTAAAAGGTTGTTCTTTGAAGACGATATCCGGATCGTCCTGGAGCAGCTGACAGTAATCTGCCAGGGTAGACTTTACAGTCTTGGTTTTAGGGTCGGTCTTCTGTATAAAGTAAGAGCTGGTGGCCATAAACTTAAGGTTATCCTTAAGCTTGATAAACTTGTAATAGTTAGTGGCTTCATGGATCAGGGGCCAGTCAAAGTTTGGATAGGCTTTAAAGAACCAGATAAACTTGATCTTGAGCTCCTCGATGTTCTGGCGCGCCACTTCACCTGTAGGCAGTAACCCTGTAGGGAAGATGTCACGGTAAGTCTTTATCTGTTGTAAGAAATCATCACCGAGTACATCAGTAGTCACTTTCTTCTTAGTCTTAACCAGGAAGGTTTCAAAATCATCTAGTACTGTGAGTGCATGCTCGGTTACAATACCTTCAGGACTCAACAGTCCCAGGGATTTAGCCAGTGCTCGCTCTGCATCTATGTCTATAATGGGGGAAGGAGCTATACGGTTCCTGGTGCAATCAAGAAAGTAAAGCATGTTGGGACTCATCTGGTACTTGATAAGCGACTTCCAAAGCTGGTGACTCATGGTTTTGTTTTATATAGGTGAGGATACTGTAATACTTCTCGCGGAAGCTGTCTGATGTTTCCATCAGGATACCAAACATGTGGATGTTGTGCACGATTGTGGTGTGATCCCGGCCACCTAAGAATTCACCTACTCTTTCACAAGTGTACTTCATGGTGCGGGCAATGTACACGAACATCATACGGAGTTCTACCAAATCCCTTTTCCGTGACTTGCTGCCCAAAGGAACTTTTTTGCCAAACCGGACGGGTAAAAAGGAGTCAAAGTATGACTCTAAAGTCTCAAGACTCATCAGTGGAATTCCATACTCATCCACCGTAATCTTGGTTAACACAATGGGGTCATAGCCCATTTTCAGCCTGAACTTGTTCTTAAACTCAATGATGAGCTTCTTTTCCAAGGTCGAGGCATAGATTGCGGATTCTATCATATACCTGAGATTATTTACTTGTGCAAATGTATTGAAAGTTCTACAAAAAGTAGTATATTATATTGTAGAGTGTATAGAAGTTCTACATCATTTTTCTTTATATACCATAACCTTACTTGCCATGGCAAAAAAGTTTTACGCTCAGAAAGACGCCCTAGGTTTCCCTATTCCGGGTACCATGATGTCACATACAGAAGTTCCTGTAGTTGATAACATATTGGAAATCACTACAAATATGCATCTTCCAGCTCATCCTGGGGGTCTTAGATACTACATACGCCTGGACGAGAAAGGGGCTATTTTACCTAATAGCCTGTTTATTCACTTTGATGTGATTGATCAGTCAGATGTAGTTAGCCTGCAACAACCAAATGTAGTAATCTACACAGTTGGCCAGTCAGCATTGGGTGGTGTAATAGCCTACATTTTACAGCCAGGTGATGCTGGATATGATCCTAATGTACAGCACGGTTTGGTAACTACCAGTGGGAATGTGGATACCGGAGCTATATGGGGTTGTGTTGGAACTGCTATTCCTGGCGCTGCTGGTACAGCTATAGGAACTGGTTACCAAAATACACTGGACATAGTAGCTGGATGTAATTTTCCTTTTAGTGCAGCTGCCATCTGTAATGATTTAGACGAAGGTGGTTATACAGACTGGTTCTTACCTAGTAAAGATGAATTAAACAAGCTATACCTTAACAGAACACCTATCGGTGGCTTTGTTTCTTTCTACTTAAGTTCTACAGAAGCTGGTGATGATACAGCGTGGGGTCAAAACTTTACCAATGGTGTACAGTTTGGCTATCCAAAAGATCAACCAATGTTTGTAAGAGCAATTAGAACTTACTAAACCCACCTTCTAAGCAATGGCATCACCACTTTTAGACAAGATCAAACTCTATTTGTTTCCTGGTCTGGCTTCTTTATTAGGGCTACTGATCTGGACTGCGGTGAACGATGTAAAACAAGAACTAAAAGCTGTACGTGAGGACATGAAAATCCTGATGGCACAGTCTAACATAGATAAGACACGTATCGATA